GAACTCAAGACGATCAACGATCTTGACTGCCTTTCCATCAACGATAGCAACGAAACCTTCAGGCTTCGTCACCACAAAGTTGTCACCGCTACGAAGGAATACTTTAGTGTCACTGAGACCAGCAAGCTTCAGGTTGATAAGGTTCTTGGCATTCGTGAAAGAGTTATACATCACGATGAATGCCTTGAATGCTCGCTTATTATCTTCTAGATAAGATATACCATTAGCGAGAGTATCACGATACTGTGCCTTAGACTTTTCAGTTTTCAGACTCTCTACCTTCTCAACCAGAGACTTCTCAAAAGCTTTGGTAAAACCGCTGATGAAAGTATTTACGTTTGTGATAGTCTTACCTTCTTTTACATAAGAGTTCGTGAAACGCTTCATCGTATAACCAAGAGTGAATTGCTTGGTTGCATTATGAGCAATCATTTCTAGAAACTCTTTAGCAGTAGAAGCGTTGCGATCAACAACAGAAACAACATCTTTTAAAACACGCTCTTCAGAAGAGGTAAGACCAGACTTTGCGCTGATATTATCTACAGTAGCAGTTGCCAGAAATACATTACGAGTAGATTTCAGGCGAAACTGGTCAACACCAAACCCAGCAGACAAAGTATTGACTGGACCCGTGCCGCTGTAATATGTGTGGAATACAGCACCGATCTTAGCGGTATTGACTGCTTTGCCCAGATCGCTATCTACAGGCCAAGCATACGTCAGAGTGTTAGGAGTAGCAGTATAGAAACGATCACCATCAATATTTTTAGTTTGAACATCCTCATCAGTAAAGAGAAGATCTCCCTGTATAACTCCGTTGATCTTCAGTTCAGGAAAATACTTCAAACAATACTTTAGTTTCTTAGCGAGGTCAGGGATCTCGCCATGGTTCTTATCAATATCTTCTTCAGTAAAATTTACTTTAGGTTCTTTTTTATTAAATACAGACTTAGTACCAACAAAGAAATTACCGCTCTCTGGGTCAATGCCACAAACCACAGCAGGAGCTCCATCCCATTTGGTAGTCACCTTGATATTGCCTGCAGGGCGACCGCCAAGCTCGTCTATAAATCCTTGTATGAGGTCTCTAGAAGCAACATAACCATTATATCCATAGTTGATCAACTCGTCTTCAAGGTGCTCCAGGTGCTTGTTCTGGGTTGCCATCTACAGAAAAAGGGGGACACCCTTATTTAGGTTCCCCCATATCATAGCACATCACTTGATGCTGTCAAGGTAATCTTTCTCAGTCTGATACGGGTGGGTCTTGCCTGTCTTGAGTTCCCATGCGTAGATAAGATCTGGGATCAACCACTGGTCCACCCGATAGCAATACTTCCAATTAACAGGTTGAATACAATTTATCACAACCACTTGGAAGAATGCTACTAGGTGGATCCAGAAACTATACATCGTTGTTCAGTCATTTTGCGTCTTCTTATTAAATCCAAATGGAGAGAGTTTATCTTCTAAAGCTAGTTTTAGAGCAACTCCACCAATTGCTTCCATAACCTTGAGGACTTGCTCTGGTTTGGCATCTTCCCCAAGTTCTTTAGCGATGTACCAATACTTAGGCCAGAATGTTTCTCCTGCCTTTTTGTAATCTTCTAGTGTAAGAATTTTCATCGGTCACCTACCTGACGATTTTCAGAATAATAAGAGTCAAATGTTCCTTCAGGATAACGCTTGGACAACTTACGGATATTAGTATCTAGAACTTCTTCCATGCTAATCTCAAGCGCTTGGGTTGCTTGTGCAACATACCACATAATATCACCAAGTTCAATAATCAAATGCTCTCGGTTATCTTCGTTCCAAGGTTTACCTTGAAAAATCATTTTCTTAATAATCTCAAGGAACTCACCACCTTCAGCATTAATACCAACGCCACTAGTAAGAAGACGTTCAATATTAGCACCTTGACGATCTAACTCACCAATACGATCGGCAAAGTCAACAAAGTTTGTTGAAGTATTTGAAGTAACTTGTCCAACAAATTCTTCATATTTATTAAAATCAATCATACGTTCCATTCAGTAAATTTAGATAATCGGTTTTGTGTTTCAGCGAACTGAGAGAATTGTTCTCCCACATCGTCATTGTCGATGCTGATTTCGGAAGCATCATCCGCTACATCATACAGCTTCATTTTTGATCTGTCAATTCCCACCATGAATTTTCGTGAGGCAGCGGTTTCATTGTATCTGTTTTTAAGTTGTTTGACCATGATGCGACCTTGTTGTTCCAACTCCTCAGTAGAGATAAGGGCAAACATAAGATCAGCAGTGGCAGGCAAACCAAAAGACTCAGAAGTATCGGTAAGATCAGGATCAGAATTAACAAAGCCGCTGCGAGTAGTTTGAGTAGCTGAGACAATAGGAACATTACATTCCACAGCAAGACCGCGAAGCTCCTCAGCAATCGCCTTGACATACGTGTAAGAATTAACAATCGCACCTTTATACCTCGCACTAGCACATATATTAAGATAGTCCACAAAAATAATGTCAGGTTTGAAATCTTTCTTCAAAGAAAGATCACTCAAGAGCGCTTTGAAGTGTCCTGCATGGGCAGACGCTGTAGGGTATTCTTTGATAATAAGTTTTCCCTGAGTTTTTCTAGCGATCTCTTGTACCTTAGAAGTGAAGAGAACTTCAGGTAGTTCAATAATATCCTTAACATTTACATTCAGAAGGTTTGCGTCAATTCGCTCAGCAATTTTTTCTTCTGCCATTTCACATGTAATGTAGAGAACGTTGTAGTTCTGAGTGAGCGCGGCAGCAGCCGCATGGCACATGAATAAAGATTTGCCGACACCTGTACCAGCAAGAGCGACATTGAGAGTCTTGTTAGAGAGACCACCTTTTGTGATAAAATTAAACTTTTCCAAATCAAAGGGAATCTTATCTTCTTTTCTATGGTAGAAATCATATCTATCTTCTGCTTGTTCAATGTAATCGTGTCCTATGTGTTCATCAAAAGATACTGCTAGTGCTTCTTGTAGAATGCTTGGTATCGCATCTTTTGATAGTTTTTTATCACCTCCATCTGCGATCTTGATAGATTGCATGAGGGCAAGGTATATAGCTCTGTCTTGACACCATTTTTCTGTGGCGTCAAGGAGCCATTCATAGTCAACCCATTGGTCTGAGAGTCCTTGTATTGTCTGTAACGAATCTTTGTATGTTTCGTCAGTAAGGTCATTACGATTTTGGATGTTAATCGCCAAGACTTCTTGAGTAGGTATTTTGTCATACTTACTAGCGAAGTCAGCAATCTCTTCAAAGATGATTTTTTCATGATATTCTTGGAAATAATTTGCTTTCAAAAATGGAACTACTTTGCGGTAATACTCCTCAGTAAAGAGAAGATTACGAAGAATAGTTTGCTCAATACGCTCAGTTGCCATAAGAAAATTCTTTTTTTGCTGCTTCTTCAAGTTGTTCCATCACTTCGGGGGTGAAGTATTTTTCGGGATCAGCCAAAATAGCAGAAGGATAAACAGAGGATTCGTTAACAATGATACGATTGCCGCTGCGTTTGAATACTCCGTACTCTTCACCCAGTTCCAGTAATCCGTAGTATTTGTCAAGACCTCGCTCGTCAAAAAATAGGCGTGTTGCAACTTTACTTCCCTCAATAGTTAAACGAGACTTCTTTGCCTCGCATTTAATAATGTTACCAACAACTTCTTTTTTACTATCACGTTCTTTAGATTTACTTAGATAGATGATAGTAGAAGCAGCATACTTCAGTCCTGTACCGCCACCCATCTCCTTTGTAGGAACATAGGAACCAATCACATCATATGTATGATTAGTAACAATCATAGGAACTTGTGCTTGACCCAGTTTCAATGTTAGCACACGAAAGGCACCTTTGATCAACTGAGATTTGGTCATGTCACGAACCTGCTTATCGTTAGCAATGTCTTCCATCTCTTTATTTGTAGAAAGCATACCCAGAGAGTCTAGCACAAACATCATAGGTTCACGATCTTCTTTAGGTTCTTTCAGATACTTATCAAGAATACGACAAGCCTGAGTTCTAAACTCTTCAATAGTAGCAACTGGCATGATAATCATACGATTACCATCAATCCCACGACTTTCAATCATGTCACGGGAAATGGCGGATTCAGTTTCAAAATAAATGACTCCACCTGTAGGATTAGAATCAAGGAAATTACGAACGACACTGAGAGCAAAAAAAGTCTTCCCCGTGCTGCTCTCTCCTGCCAGAGCAGTAACTTTATTGGAAGGAAGACCTCCAAACAAAGAGCCACTAACAAGAGCATTAACAATATAACTACCAGTATCAACATAACTAGTGATATCGCCAGCAGCAATTCCTTCACTGACCAAACCAGCAAACTCATTTCCACTTTCTTTAATTACGGTATCTAGGAATCCCATTGATCTACTTTCTCCTCATAAAAATTGACATAGTTATATTTGTTACGTATAAGTTTAGCAAACGCAACAGCAGTATTGTAGTCTTCAAAACACTTAATGTCTTCTGGACCTACTTGACCAACAATATGATTGGTCCAAGTGACTACAAAGATCTTCTTACTCATTCAAAGAAACTCCCAATGGTAATGATTTTTTCATGTTGCCACCCAATACATTGTAGCACATTTTTGAGAGGTTCAAGAAAAGATTTTTCATATTGCGTTTGATAATCAACATACTTTTCAATCCCAAATTCTTTAGGCAACTCTCCAAAAAAACTAATACAATTCTCGTGAATAGGGTTAGGTGTTTTAAGATACATAAACTTAATCTTTTCACCTTCTTGAATAAGAGGATGCTTATTTTCTATATTATACTTCTTCACATAGTGATTGTAAAGAAGGGCACCTCTTACATGGATTGGGGTTGCTTTTCTATAAATCTCTGTTGGATGTCTATATTTGGCCAAGTTGTTAACTCCTCTTGGGAATGCAACTTCTTCATAAGGTCTTGTGCGCATTTCTGTTCGCACATCATTGATAAAACAGATAAGCTCATCATTTGTCTTGCCGATAATAATCTGAAACGCTGCATATAATTTATCTCTAAAATAAGCTGGAGTAGAAGATCTAGCAGTCTCAAGACCCATAATCTTCATCTTGGGTTCTTTATATCTAACACCTTCACTATCCCAAACGTTAAGAATGTAACGCTTCTTAGCAGTCCAGATACCACGATCAGCGATATTCTCACGCTTCATACTCATCTTTTGTTCATATGCCGAAACATAATTCGCAAGTTCCTGATAACTGGATTCGATGAATGGTTCCAACTTCTCTTGACAGATCTTGTCAAGTATCCCCACAATTGCTGCTTTGTCGCCAGACTTATTACTAAAAAATTTAGAAACAAGAGGTCCAAGATTAAGATAGATTGAGTCGGTATCGCTAGCGATGACATAATCTACTGCCTCCGTTTTTAAAAGATTATTTAGATAATCGTTCATCTTGTTCTCAATCCAGCGAATTGATACTTGACCAGACAAAGTAATTGCCTCGGCATTAGCAAGACGATAGTAACGGAAGTGTTCGTTGCCAATTGCACCATAGGCAGAGTTGAGGGAGATCTTCTTTGCCATTTGGATATTATTACATCTAGCAATCTCTTTCACGAGTTCTACAGTAGGAGTTTTCTCATACTGCTTCTTCGCCTCAATCATCTTCTTCTTAAAAATGACACGAGAGTCATACATCTTCTTCATCATCTGAGGAAGAAACCCATGCTTATCTTTTCTATACTGAGCACCATTAGCACACACAGCAAACTCACCGTTAATATCTACTTGCTTTTTAAGTATCTTATCAACGGTAGCAGTTGAGTGTCTGGTATCCTGAAGCGTCTCTGGCGAGATGTTATATTGCATAATAAGATGGGGGTACAGGCTATTAAGATCAAAACTAACCACCCAATCATAAAACCCAGGAATCGGTTCTTTGACATAAGCACCTGCATACTTCTCAGTCTTAGTCGCTTCCTTTTTCGGCGGGATAGCAATCTTACGCTTTAAAAGTTCCACGTAAATATAGTTATCCCACATCTTCACCTGACTAAACACATCTTCATAATTCACCTTAGCATCATATGCCATAGTGTATGCAAGTTCAATCAGTTTCATCTTATCATCAAGGTTGTCAACCAGACGAACGTCATGGATGTTGTACTCAATAAACTTCTGCCAGTCTTTTTCGTAGAACTCTTTAAAAGTATCAAACTCTGAGTGATCAAGTTTTTTCTCACCAAGTTCTACAAAACAAATATGATCTAATCTATAACTCTCTTGATTTGTGTAAGTAAATTTCTTATACAATTCAAGATAATCCAAGGTAGATATACCAAGCATGTCAATAGAATAATTTCTACGACCCTGAATATAAATCTCTCGTTTAGATACCAATCTCCATGGTGACAAAAGTTTTACAAACTTATCTCCAAGAATACGCTCAACACGATTGTGAATATATGGCAAGTCAAACATTCTGACATTCCATCCTGTAATTACATCTGGATAATTTTCTTGCCAAAATTCAAGAAAAGCACCCATCATGCTTTCTTCAGAAATAAAATGCATGTAGTCAACCATGCTGTCCTTATTATTAAAAGGACGCGATCCAAATACTGTAATACGACCAGAAAAACTATCCTTCACACTGATGGCAAGAATCTCTTGATCTGCAATATCAACATTAGGAAATCCATTTTCAGCAGCAGTTTCAATGTCAATTGTAAAGACACGAATGTTGTTGCTATCAAATTTTATTTGTTCTTCAGGATGTTGTTCAGCAATGTATTGATATAAAAAACGTGAATTGCCATAAATTTTAAATTCTTCAACGTCTTTATACTGCTTTACAAAATCACGTGCTTCGCTAACAGATCCAAACTTAACAGGTTCTACACAATCACCTTCAAGTGTTCTCCATTCAGAATAATTTTTTGTAGGTAGATACATTGTGGGGTTATAAGGAACCCGCATACTGTATCTGTTACCATTTTCATAACCACGTACAAGCAGGCGGTTGCCTGCTTGCTCAACACTAGTGTAAAACTTCATTCAATAGATGGCAGGGATGCAATATAACGAGCAAGGAGTTCCTTGCTGGGGTTTACGAGAGTAGTGATATCGGTGGATCTCACCACTACCTCACGATCATCAGACCAATGAGGCCATGGGTCAATTCCACCATCACATTCTACCACATAGGGGTCGCGTAGGATACAGTCAGGGTCACCTGGCAAAGTATCCCCTTCAACTTCTTCTACTTGAGCGATGATCCACTCATTCGCTAGCTTCAACAGGTTCGCTGTTATTTCCATCAGTCTCCTCAGGATAAAAAATTTGTTCTTCAGTCAACCCAACTTGCTTTAATTTATTTACATAATTTTCAAGAATACTATTGTCTGGAAAAACAACACTAATGATATGATTACCACCCATGTTGTGTTCTTCAATTGGACTAAAAGGACACCATCTTTCGTATTTAATTGGGAATGATCCATCTTCATTCAATTCTCCCAAGAAAAGTTTGTAGGGATAAATCATCTTATATCCTACAATATTTTTTGGGTCTTCTTGACTTGGAATTTCTCCAAAGATACAAAGAACGTTATCTCCAGTTGTAAGATTTACAACGCGAATATTATGATTTGTTTTTAAAGTATTTTCAGTAGTCATTTTATCAATGCAGTTTTTTACATGTTATCATCAAAAAAGGGTGCCGTCAAGCACCCCTCACTTTTTATTTAGAACCAAACTTTTTTCTTTTGTTTTTCTGGCAAGTTTTTTACAAGAGTAATTATTAGAAGACCATCAACAAATTTAACTTCTTCAACTTCTACATCATCTGCCATTTGCCAGTTACGAGAAAAAGTTCTATAAGATATTCCTCTATGAGAATATTTTCTTTCTTTATCTGGGGGTGCTTTACGAGCAGATACAGTCAAAACATTTCGTTCTGTTGTGACTTCAATATCTCCTCCTGAAAATCCTGCAAGAGCGACCTCCAATAAGGTTCTACCATCATCTCCATCCACAACATTGTAAGGTGGGTAACTTGATCCACTTCCCGCAAGAGCTTCAAGTCTGTTGAATGTTTCATTAAATCCAATTGAATAAGGGGTATAGTGTTCCCAGGTAAGATTAGTCATGTCCTTAAGAAAGCGACGTTTACATTGTGACCCATTTGGCATCACACTAATATTTAAAGATAAACGTCAAAATTTTAAAGAGAGAAACCCGTATAAAAAATTACGGATTTCTATACTTCAACTTTTTTTCTACCAATATTGTACTTACTTTCTAGTGTCCATTCTTGCTTTTCTTTAAAAGCCAAAACTTTAATTTGATTCAAAGGAGCAAGATCAGAAATTTTATCTTCATAAACTACTGAGATTAAACCCCAATCACTAAGAAGTTTTACAATACGATTGCGACGTTGAATATCATTTAATGACAAGTTAGTATTTTTACCATCAAGTGCAAACAACTCTTTAAAGTGTACAATATAATACTTACCTTGTTTATGTAAAATATGACAAGACTGATAGATCTTTTTTTCTTTACGAGATGCAACACCAATACGAGTAAGTGTTTCTCTCACTTTAAGAAAATCATCTGGTTCGCCAAGAACCACTTCAATCATATCAGATTGTTTCCACTGGATTTCTGTTTCCTCGCTCATTTTTTCCACCCTTATTCAATGCTTTTTTAATATGATCTAGCTGATCCTTAGTGAGAACCCTTAGAGCTTGGAGTGCTTTATCGTCATTATAACCATAATACTCTTTTACTACTTCAAGATAATCAATAGAATCTTTACGTGCCCAAGCAGAAAATCTCTTTCTTGGTTTCACACTATTTAGTAAAAAATCGTATTGAAGTTTTTTTGGCAAATGAGAATTTTTATTCACCTCATTTGCAAACAAAATAGTATCAATAAAAGAAGAAAGGCATCGGTTAATAATGTAAGGAGGATAACCTTGCTCAGCATTGAAGTCATCATCAAGGATGCTTTTCTTGGATTGGTTGATTGAGTAAAGGTAGTCTTTTAGTTGGTACGTCATTCCAGTGTCTTACAGCGTTGGCAACAATAGCAATATTAGTAATCAAATATGTAACAAAAATAAAAGTGCGGATAAGTGCTACCTTATCCGCCTCATAATCATTATTAGAAGCTTTCTCTCCTAGCGCTTTACACCACAATCTCCATGTTATACGAAAATACTTCATCAGAACTTAGCATTAACACCTACAATTTTAGCATTAGGATTTCTAGCAAGAGCAACCTCTCGTGCTTCTTGATAGTTACGAGCATAGACTTCTTCCTTAAAGACTTTGCCAGCAACATAGAGTTGTACTTCACACTTCATTTGCTAATACCGTTGCGTAGTTGGTGAGAACGAGTTCCTTGCGGCTCGCTTGATCTGTATTATAACTCCCCACAGAGCGCATGGTGTATGTATGTGCAAATTCTCCAACTGTCCACCCGTTGAAACGATCACGGATCAGTTGCGACGAATTGTAACTGATCAACTGAGGACCAATAAATCGATCACACTTGGTAGCAAAAAAGTCATGGTTGAAACTTTTATGTATATTGCCACGCTTACCATAAAGATTGCTTCTAATCTCATAAGGAGGATCTAGATACGTGAAAACATCTTTACAATCAGTCAACAAGTATTCGTATGACTTATTTGTAATAGTCCAGTTAGCAATCAGTTTTTGATACTCTGGCAGTCGGTCAATTCCTGCAAGAGAGAAGTTGCTGTCACTTGCTTGAGGAGAGAAGGAACTTGATTCACTGAGTCCCGAGAAAGAACACTTATTAACAATATAGAAGGAAACGGCACGATGAAAGTTTTTAGTTTCTTCCAAAGGTCTTCCAAGATATTCTTTTGCACTATCAAACAAAGTTCTGGCAGATGCTTGATCAATATGTCTTTGTTTGAGTTGGACAAGTTCATCTCTAAGTGCTTGTCCATGATCTTGTAGTTCTCGCCAGAAATTATAAAGAGGTTCGTAGAGATCGTTAACTACAATATTCAAATGAGGATAACGCTTAGACACTTCAAGTGCTACGCTACCACCACCCAGAAAGGGTTCACGATACTCACGAAAATCTTTTAGATCAGGAATGTATTGGAAGAGTTTACTAAGTGCTCTGGACTTACCACCAGGATATCTTAAAGGTGTCTTAAGAGACTTCAAAGTCTGAGGCATGGTATTTAAGGTATTCACGAAAGGTCATTTTCATCTCTTTTTGCGTCATGCCACAATGAGCAGCAGCAGCAGGTAAATTCATTGTAGCACGAAACAATGCTTCATGTGCTTCTTTTACATTCTCTGGCGTTGTTTTTACATATCCACTTGTATTGTCTTTCAGGTTCTTTTTCAAGGCGTTCAAGCATCTCCTCCATCATAATAAATTTAGGTTCTTTCTCAATGAATTTTAGTAGGGTCATTTAAATTCACAACTAATCATGATCTCTGTCAAGCAAGCAAGCATATTTACTTCCTGATCAGGAACAATAGCAATGTCACGCATATACTTAGCGATGATAAGAACTGCTTCAGGAATAGAAGAAGGTTTTAGAACACCATACAGATTATCATAGATCTTACGCATCACCATGCTGGGATCATTGTCCAAATGCTGAACTACCCAGTTCTTTACTGTCGTGAATTCTTTTTTCTTGAGAGCAGATAAGAGAGAATCAAGATTAACGTCAGCCACATCAACAAGGATGGCAGAAGATATACTACCAGTGGCAGCATAGCGTTGACACTCATTGATAAGACGACGCCAATCAGGATAATAACGCTTAACGAGCTTAGCGAGAACTTTGTCTTCATACTCTACACATTCATGAGTGAGAATAGATTTGAGGCGAGTGAAGAACTCACCCTGCAACTGAGTTGCTTGCTCTGGTTTGATACGAAAATCAACAACCGTGCAACGGGAATGCAGCGGTTCAATGATCTTGTTAATGAAGTTGCAAGTAAAGATGAAACGGCAGTTGCCGTGAAACTCCTCTACGGCAGTTCTGAGGGACAGCTGCACGTCGTTGGTGGTGTTGTCTGCCTCATCAATAATGACGACCTTGTGGGACGCTCCAGAGGTCAGAGAGACGGTGCTGGCGAACTGGCGGATGCGATTACGCACCGTGTCTAGGAAGCGCCCCTCATCAGACCCATTGATGACGATGTAAGACGCACCGATCTCCTCACACATCGCCTTGGCAATAGTGGTCTTACCAACGCCTGCAGTGCCCGTCAGTAGCAGGTTAGGCAGCTCCCCTTGGTCAACAAAACCCTGGAACACTTCTTTGGTGCTCGCAGGGAGGATGCAGTCTTCAACAATGCTTGGTCTATAAGATTCCACCCATAAGAATGGTTTATTTCCAGAATGATTCATAGTATAAATAAAATGGGACGATAGTTTTCAACCATGATTATATACAAAATAACCAATAAAGTAAATGGCGATTTTTACATAGGAAAAACTGCAAAAACAAAAGAAGAACGATTACGAAGACATTTTTATAATTCTTCATATGGAATAGAAACTTATCTTTATCGTGCCATAAGAAAATATGGAAAAGAAAATTTTATTATAGAAGAATTAGAAAATAATATTGACATGAGTAATATTGACGAAAAGGAAATTTACTACATATCAAAACTAAATCCAAAATACAATATGACTTCTGGTGGAGATGGTGGAGATACCAGTAAATCTCCAAATTTTGTTAATGCAATCAAAAAACAACATTCAAATCGTCCTCCCGAAAGCTATGCTTCTTATGGAATGAAAGGTAAAAATCAACCAGAAGAAGCAAAGAAAAAAATCAGTAAAGCAAATTCTTATCCAGTCGTATGCGAAGGAAAAGAATTTCCATCAATCAAAGCGGCAGAAGAATATTACAAAAATTTAGGAACACCAAAATCAGTAAGAAAAAGAATTGATAGTCCAAAACATAGCGACTGGTATAGAATTAGAGAAAAGAGAATTTGCTCATTCTAAAGGTCGCTTAAAAGATTTACAAATGATGTCCTTGGCATCAAACATCAGTTTCATATATTCTACACCCTTCTTGGGTTTAGTATGTTCTCCACAAGTAAAGATATCACAAACTGCCATACGCTTTTCTGGCCAAGTATGAATGCTAATATGACTTTCAGCAAGCATAGCGACACAAGTTACACCTTGAGGATTAAACTTTTGTGAGTGCAACGCAAGCAAAGTTGAGTTGCACTTATCTGCTGTAGCATAAACAATATCTCTTACAAACTTTTCATCATCTAAAAGATGAGTGTTTGCTTCTTTTAGCGTAAAAAGAATGTGTTTCATTTAATTGGTTCTAGTGCAATATAGTAAGTCAAGTCAAGATTTGTATTTGTCCATTCAGAAATAAGGTGCTTAGAAACCTTAACACTATAATCACCAGGAAGAACACGAATATTCTCAATCTTAAGATCAAGTGAGTAATTCCCAGTACTACAACCAGAAATGGATTGCTCGTAAGTATTGCTGGTATCATTCTCTTTGTCACTAAGGACGAGTTTAATTACATTCTCTCCTTCTACAGATTCAAATGAAAGATCTGGAAGACTGTAAACAGCAGATGCTTTTTGAAGTTGAATTAGATCTTCACCAGAAAGATTGAACTGCAAATCAGCACCAGGAAACTTTACATTTTTTTCTGGGGCAGACTTGAGCGTAATTTCTGGATCAGAAAAGTAATAGCGAGCAGACTGACGACCGCCACGAATGTTGACAAAATTTTCGTTGTCAAACTCAAGCTGAGGGTTGCTAAACAGAGAGATCCCAGAA